ATCGAACACGACAAGGAAGTTCTTGCCGATCCAACTACTTCTGAACCAATGAAGAGACATATGCTTGAGGAGTTACACGAACTCGAAGTATATGCGGATCATCATCACGATGAAATAGAAGCAGGTGATCATCACGATCCTAATGTTCTAGAATTATTCTGTGAAATGCATCCTGATGAACCAGAGTGTTTAGTATATGACGACTAATGGTATATGATTCATCCATAAGATCACATCAACTTGGTAAAGATCCTAATAATACTTTTGTTGCTAAAATTGTTCCCGCAAAACACTGGAAACCACAGAATGATTTACTGGCAATAACAGGACTACCAGCTGCTAGGGTTAAAATACGTATTATCGGTGATGATCCTTCATCTCAGGAAGAACTTCCAGATGAGGATTGTCGTTGGGCCATAGTGTCACAACCACCAGGAGTTGGTGGTGGTAGCGGTGGTAGAGGAGAGCATATATCTTATGTTGGAGGAGAAACTGTCATCGGATGTTTTTTGGATTCTGATGACAGACAGCAACCAGTAATCATGGGAGGTCTTACAGCGTTTCAAAAAACTTCTGTGAATATTGCCTCTGCAAATGCTTATGATATAGCATATCTAATACCAGGTGAAAATGAAGTTGCATCTTATAATGCAAATAATAGTGATGATACGAAAAATAGAGTAGAAACTAATGGTATTGTAACTCTTGGTGGTGGGCCAAATAAAGCTGAGGAAAATTTAGAACAAGAAACCACTAATGATATTTCTTCTTATAGTAAATGTGGAGATGATACAATCAGCAAGACTAAGAATGCAGTGTATGACTTCATGATGAAAACACAGAAGTATGAAGAGTTTGGAGGTAAAATTATTGATCCATTAACTAATGAAATAGTTAATATGCAATATGATATTCAGGTTCTTCAGGAACAAGTGGTTGGAATAATGGGTGGATCTATAAATCTGATAAGAAAGAAAATCATAAAAAAGATTAACAAGGAGATACAAAAACAAATAAAGAAAAAAAAGACAGAAAAGGAGCCTGGAAAAGATGGTAATGGATCTAATAAAGATGAAACAACTAAAAAAGGATTATTAGGTTTAATTGCTTGTGCATTTGATGGTGTTTTTGATACGATTGGTGCTTTTATTGGAAACATGTTCACTAATCTCTTGAATAATGCTTTAAATGGAGCACTTTGTGCAGTTGAGCAATTTATATCTGGTATTTTTGCAAAGGTATTTGATGCACTTGAGAGTGCATTATCTGCAATCATGAGTGGTTTAAGTTGGTTGAGTGGTGGGTTCGCTAAAATTTCTGGACTTCTTAGGCAAGCTGGAAGTTTCGCAAAGAGTATATTTAATTTTCTTGATAAATGTTCAGAAGATAGTGAAGACTGCAAAAACCAAAGAATTAAAAAATGGAGTTCAAAAAGTAACAGTTCAACCGAAGAAAAAAAAGATGATTGGGGAGACACACTTAGAAGTGTTAACGTGTTTAGAACATTAAGTGATGGACTGGCAGAAAAACAAAAAGAAATAGTAAAGAGTGGTGAAGATGTAAGTGAGTTGGATTACAATGGTGTACCTTTATCACAAACTATAAAAGCAACTAGTATATTGACTGGTGGATCATCTAATTCTTTAGTTAATAAAGGTTTGGGTTCAATTGAAAGTGCAATATCTCAATCTTCATTATTTGGTTTGGGTAATAATAGATTCTCTGCTTGTAATAATACTGTAGATAATCCTAATTCTCAAGATGATCTAACACCCACAACTCCAGGATATATCTATCCAAAATGTATACCACCTATTGTAAAAGTATCTGGCTCTGGATCTGGTGCAGAACTCTTTGCAATTGTTGGTAATGATAGAAGAATATTTTCAATCGAAATCATCAATGGTGGATCTGGATATGATGATACAACAGGAATAACTGTGGTTGATAATACAGGAAATGGTGTTGGAGCTTTTGCAAGACCAATTGTAAATAATGGTGTAATTACTCAAGTAGTTCTAATGAAAACTGGGTATGGTTATTGTTTAAACACTAAAGATGATGAAGTATCAGCAGATGGTACACCATCTGTTGGAATTGGAACTAATGTTGTTGGAACTGTGGAGGGTATTTTCATTGAAAAACCAGGATATAATTATGATTCAAATGATACAGTTACCATTGGAAATGACAACTTCCCAATTATCACGAGTCCAAATGGTGCATTAATAGATGTGACAATTCCTATTGATTACAATTCTGAATTTGATACATCTCCAAAGATAATTGTAAATTCCGAAGATGGATTTGCTGCAAAGTTAATACCTATCATGAAGTTTAAACGCCAACTTAAAACAGATGCTAACGCAGATGAAAGAAAGGCAGCACCACTTATTGGTATTGAAAATGTTGTTGATTGTATTGGTGATAATCGAGATCCTGTTGGTTTTGTCAATGGTGTTGAATATTCGGGGCCTTATCATGTAATGTCAAATGGTGTAAAAATGACAGGAGCAACGCATGGGGTGTCAGATTTAATAATTTATGATACAATAGAAGAGAGTTTAATTGATCCCGTGGTGTCATCATCTTCTTATGAAACTCCCACTGAAACAGTTGTAGAGACTCCTACTGAAACAACTGTGGATACAACTCCAACAATTGTAACAACTCCTACTATGGATACAACCACAACAACAGATACATCTACATCTACATCTACATCAACTGGAACTGATACTGGTTCTTCTGGTGGTGGAGGATATGGAGGATACTAATGAGTGATTTTCAAATAGACAGAGGTACTAATAAACCAAAAGTAACACCTGCAAAAAAAGTTGGAAAGGATATTCCTAGCAATTCTATAGCAAATTTTTCTGAGGAGCAATTAGAGAAATGGTTAGATGAAAACGGTGAAAGAATCTTAAAAAATTATTATCGGAGAAATCACCACACGTTTTCGATTCAGGGAGGAGGTAAACTTTCTCAACATGATGAATCTGAATATTCTATGTCTACCAGTTCTGGTCAAGGAATATTGTTTACTAATACTGGTAATTGTAAAATGTTAGGTAACGCATCTGTTGAGGTTATTTCTGGTGGGAAAAAAAATGCTGGCCAAGGATTTGATAAAAAATCTGATGCAGGAATTGTTATATATGCAAAAGATGGTGTGATTCATATTGAAGCAAAGCATGGAGACATTACAATTAGATCTTCAGAGAATGTAAATATAGAAGCTAAGAAAAATATAAATCTGACTGCAAATAAAAATATTAATGTTGACTGCGTTAATTACAAAAATACTAATACTGGTAATTATAGTGTTATAACAGAAGAAAAAACCATGATTCACACTGGAACGGAACTCTCTCTTCACTGCGATACAGATAATATTCAAACTAGTTCTGGATTTGATGAGGATCTAGCAGGAAAAGATTTAAGAGAGAATCTTATCAACGAACATAAAGTTATAGATCAACTTAGTGAAGGTTAGTAATTATGTCTTTAAGAAACATTGAATTACAAACTGTTGGTCTTCACATTGGATCTCCTCGATTGCATTTTGAGACTGGAAGAAATATTCCTCTACCAAAAGCAGGTGTTCTAACCAATCCTGGCATTTCAATCTTCGGAGATGCAGTTAATGGTGAGAAAGCAACAGTTACAATTTATCCACCACACGCAGATTCAAATCAACCAAGTATTCTTTCATTATTTGTTGATGGGAACACAAGACTGAGGGGTGATAATCAAAGTGATTATGGACTTGAAGTAAGTGGTGGAAAATCAGATGATACCGTGTACATACACGGTGATTTGTATGTGTCTGGTAAAATAGATGGTGGCAACAAAGGAAGACTTGCAGGTAGATTTTCAACTGCTGATAGTTTACCAGTAAAACCTTTTGATATCAAACATCCTACAAAAGGAAGTGGATGGAGACTTCGCCATGTTTCGTTAGAAGGCCCAGAGTCTGCTGTTTTTTATCGTGGTAGATTAAAAGAATCGAATGTAATTAATTTACCTGATTACTGGAAAGATTTAGTTCATGAAGATAGTAT